GATACCAGCCCAGTAGAGTGAACCCTTACGGGCAGTTGCCTTGTTAGCACGCAACTTCGCAACAGCCTTGCGGATGTTTGCTGAAGAGAGTGTTGCAGCAGCAGTGATTGTTGCTGTTGATGTTGCAGTTGAACCTGAGTAGATTACGTTTGAACCGCCACGCAATGTTGTCATTGCTACAGCGTCAATAGAATCTGCAAGGTTGAATGCGATGATGTTAGCGATTGCTGGGTCTACATCAGCAAGGCTGAAGAGTTCCAACGCACGTGTAACTAGAACTGAGTTACCATACTCGTTAAGAGTAATAGTTACAGATGTTGGTGTAGACATTGCTACTGCATCTGGGTCAGTTGTTTCTGTGAGAGCAGTTGTTGCTGCTGAAAGGTCAACGTAGCGTTGTAGGACTACTGTTGAGCCAGGGATTGTTTGGTTAGTTGGGCGCTTATCTGCGACAGAACGAATAAGTGGTTCTGAACGGAGGGCGAACTCCAAAAGACGGTCATACGCCTTTTGAACTAGACCAGCACTACCAGCGGTGCCTCCGAGGTTATCGGATGCTGTTGATACATATGCCATATTGTCACCTCCAAGTGACTAGAAACTATGATTGTTTATTGTGAGCGGAGGAGAGAAATAATTTCTTCTGCAGATTCTGCATTGGCTAATCGTTGCTCTAGATTCTCTGCTCGGTCAGGTGTTGTTGCACCCTGCGTTACTACATCCTGTTGGCGTAATGCCGCTAGGTCTGTAGTGTTTGCTGCGGATGCGTCCTCGGCAGGAGTTAATCCAAATAAATCTCCGTTGTCATCAAGCCAGTTATTAACTGACTCTTCTGAAACATCATCAATATCTTTTAGGATTAATCTTACTGCTTTAGGATTTACACCCTTCTTTTCTAGGACTTCTTTGACTGTACGCTCACGCTGCGCCTTGGATAAACCCTCAAGTTGCTCAGTGAGTTCTTTAATACGCTTTTCATCAGAACGTTTGGCTTTGCGTAACTTTTTAAGTAAGTCACTGCCATCCATTTGTGATTCATCTTGTGTATCTATGTCGTCTTCGTCTTCGTCCCAGTAGTTGTTGCTCATAGCAACCATCCACCCTTCTATTCGTTGTAGTCGCAAGCCACAGGTTCCAATCGGGGAATCGGTCTGGCTCTTGCTACCAGTCTTATACGCTGGCGGGGCTGGTTGGTCCGCTCAGGATTCTTTTATACTAAGCCTCGTGTTTGTGAGGCTAGGCTTGCCTTTGATGTTCCAGCGGAACCACCAAAGCGTGCTCTTTCTTGTTCTGTTAAACTTTCTCTTGCTCTCTTAGCAGAGGCTAATCCAAGGAATGCTTCTTGTTCTGCTTGAAGTCTTGTGTAATCTTCTCCACCAGAGATACTTGATAAGAACTCAGAACGAGGAGCAATACTTGCTACTGTCTGATAACCCTTACGTGCCTCTTCTTGAGTGATACCAAATGATGCCAGTGCTTCAGCACCTAGTGCTCCAGTTGTTACATTTTCAAACTGTTTAGAAGCCTCAGACATTGAAGTAAGTCCAGTCTTTAGACCTTGTACTGCAGCAGCGCCGCCAATTTCAGCAACTTGAACCTTACGCTTTAAGGCTGGCAGTCCTTCTGCTGGGTCTAATACTGCAGCAACAATGTCGCCCCGATTAAGCATAGGGTAATACTCTGCTAAAGAAGCCTTTACGAATGGGTCAGCATTCTTTACTCTATCTATTGCTAAGCCCACTCTGTCAGAAACTTCTGCTGCTGATACATCATTTGCAATAAAAGAATTTAACTTATCTCTTGTAGCAAGGTTGGATACACCATATGATTGAAGAACTTGTGTGTAAGAACGCTCTGCTTGTAGATACTCTGATGCACTAAGTACTGATTTACCTGCAGCAAGGCGAGTCTTGTTTGCTGGAAATCTTGTTTGAAATGCAACCGCTAATGGGTCTTTACTATTAGGGTCTTGCATAATCAATTGAATAGTATCGCTTGTATATCCCTTTTGAACTGCTTCGGTAATTGGACCACTTAAGTCACCAATGCCATATGAAGAAAGCAATGCACTAATCGCAGCAATTGCATCCATCTTTCCTGCAGTCATACCAGAAGTTGGTGTCGTACCCAGGGTTCCAGAGCCAGTGGTACCACCAGTGCTACCAGAACCGCCGCCAACAAGAGGAACTCCCAAGTCGCCATATTGTCCAGAGACTTTTGCTGTTGCTTCCTCAAGTGACATACCACCAGCAACAAGTCCTTTAATTTCATTTTCTTGCATAGTCTTGGCAAGTATGCCTGTTTTATCAGAACCTGTACCAGCAGCGGCGTATTGTTCCTGAGTTAAGCGATAAGCGCCAGTGACATCTCCATAGTATGGAGTCATTTGCGGTTGACCAGGTTTTGCTATACCTACTGACTGAAAACCACCACGTTCTGGTGCTAGAGCGGGACTAAATACAAATTGACCACCTTCTTTTGTAATCAATTTTGCTTGAGCAGCCGTAAAGCCGAGAGCCTTTGCCTCTGCTACGGTTGCAGTCTTTGGTTTCTCTGCCATTATGCTCCCAACCCAAACATCTTAGTCATATCTCTTGCAAGAGTACTCATAGTGTCCAAAGCATTTTTGGTTGTTTTCCACTTAGGGTCTTTACGTAGAGAAACTTCATAGTCATATAATCCCATCAAACCTTTAGGGTCTTTTGCTACACCTTGTAATTGTTTTAAATCAATAGTGTCAGCATCTTCTTCAAGTATGTTTGCTCTAGTATTAAGATATGGAGTAAGCAATTGTTTTACTGTATATCCAGAATCAATTTTGTCAGCCAAGGCTGGGAAATATGTCTTAGCCTGAAGATTGATGAGATTTAAATTTGCCTTTAACTTTTCTGGATTACTCAAAGAATCCGCAACAAGACTACCAAGTGATTTTGTATTGATTGGAATTCCATTATCAGCGTAAGCATTCTTTAAAGTTGTATATGTAAGACCAAAGTTGCCCTTTGTGAGAGCAGCAACTGCCTTCGGGTCTCCTGTTGCAGCAGCGGCAATCTTATCCCCTGCAGCAGCAGCAACGTATTTCTGAAGAATAGTTCTAATTTCTTGAGCAGATACACCTTGAACATTGACATTTACCTTAGAACCAGACTTGGTTCCACCAGTAACACGACTAGATTGAAGTGCTCTAATTTCATTGAAGAAAGCCTTAGCAATTTCTTTAGGGGCATTCTCTCCAAATGCTAATTGAAATTCAGCATTGATATTTGCAATTACTTCTTTTTGGTCAGATATAGATACCGATGGCTTTGATAAAAGTTCGTTCTCTTTTAGCCAAGCCTGATAAGCAGGGTCGTCTGCACCGCCTGATTTAGGCTTTAAAGCACCTACTGAATTATCTTTATCATTAATGTCTTGTTCTTCTAGTGGAATAATTCCAGGGTCTTTTGTTTTACCCTTCCAAACGCGTACACCATCGCCGTCTTGGTCAACATATCCGTCAGCCATATTAATCTCCAATCAATGGTTCTAGTAATGTCCAATAGACCGCTTGTGCGCTTGGGTTTTTATCTGAAATTGTTACTAAGTTATCTTTTGTATCATCTTTAAGGAACTTCTTATAATTAGAATCGTTGCGACTATTTCCAAGAGCCTCTGTCTTTTTCTTATAGTCGTCATACATTGTAATCATTGACATAAATGTCTTAGCAAGTTCTTTGTCTGGAGCCTGATTTGTTAGAATTACTTCACGCAAATCATCTAGAGCATTCTGTGTTTTAACAATATCTCCGCCAGATAGAGCCAGTGGCAAAAGTGGAAATATATTCTTGAGTTGCTGTTGCTGTTCTCCCAGTTTGAATCTAGCATACTTCTTATAATTAGGGTCATTGCTTCCAGCAATCTTAGAATTCCAACTATCGCTTACCGCATAATATTGCTTACGCGCTTCGGCTGTGGCAACCTGAACCAAGTAGTCTTCAATTTGCTTGTTCTTAACAAATCCGTTGCTCTTTAAGTATTGGTAAGACTGTATATCACTTGCCCCAGTAATTGGGATAAAGAATGCCGCACCTTGTTTGTGCTCTAAGAACAACTTATTGTTTTTCTTTACAAACTCTGCTGCCTCAAATGACTTCTGGAAGTTAGCCTCAGTTCCTGCAGTTGTAGGAGATACGGTAAATACCAACTTGCTAGGATAAATCTTTGCAAAATCCATAAGAGCCTTGCTGTAAGCAAGTGGGTCGTTAGGGTAGCGATTTAAGAATTTAACAAATTCTGAATTCCAAGTAAATGCTCCAGAACGAATAAGTTCCTTTGGAAGTGTTTGGTTCTCAAACGCCTGAATAGATGCTGGCGCCATTGTTCCAAAGACTACTTTTCCAAATTGCTGATTGATAGCCTGGATAGTTGAGTCCTGTAGGAATTTATCTATCTCAGATGGCTTAGTTGGTCCCAGACCAATAGATTGCAACATACGCATTGACTTTACTATTGCAGAGAATCGTGCGTCTACGTTAGCGTCTCCGCCGATACCAATATCTAGGATACGAAGTACCTGTGCTGGTAGAATTTTACGCCACAATGGTTGGTCTGGATTAAATCCACCAGTAATTGTTGTTTCATACTTCTTGATAAAATCTCCAACAAATGGCAATTGCTCAAATCCTGCAACAAGTACAGATGCAAGCGGTCCGCCAAGACCTGGTGCTGCAGATTGTGGGTCTAAAGATGGTGTAAGCATCTTGACATAACCACCATATGTTACTGGAAGTGGTTGCTCTATAGAGATTCCCAACATTTTCCACAATGAAGCATTAAGGGCATCATTTAAAATGTCTCCACCAGGATATGTGAAGTAAAGTTCCCCTTTGTCATCAGTGTGAACAAACCCAGAATCTTCAAAAGTCTGATTTAAAATAGCAAGACGAACGATTGCTTCTGGACTTTTTGTTGTAATTCGTCCTAAGCGTCTCCAGAAGTCTTCAGTAGCACGATAATATCTGCCAAATGTTTTAAGGCTTGCTGCAAGGTTAGTTCTTATGTCAGCATTATCAACAAAAGCGAGAGTTCTGTTGCGAGCAGATGTTAATGCTAGGTCGTGTGCTGCCATTCTTGACATACTATCTGCAAGTTCAGGAGTAGCACCGTCACGAATCATACCACTCTTAAGAGTCTTTTGATATTTCTCAAGTTCGCCTCTGTACATAATATAATTTCCATATGTAATAGGCTCTCTATCAAGAAGTGCAATTTGCTTGCCAACCCAACTGTAACCATTATCCATAACTCTGCGAATTAGGCTAGGTGCATCACCCTGTGAAATTGGAATTAGTTCTTTTCCAAGAATTGAATCAGGACGAGCATACTTAATATCAAACTTAGCAAGGTCATCAAGGGTAAATTCGTCCATACCCTTTTTGTCACGAATTGCATTAACAAGTTTAATATTTAATCTGCCAGATGAGTCACGCAAAGCATACGTTGCATCAGAATAAATGCGTTCAGCGAAGTTTTGTGCTCCAACTTGCTTGAAAATTGCGAATCTATTAGCAAGTTCCGCACCATCACCTTGGATATATTCAACAAGTTTGGCAACAACTTCATCTTCTGATTTATGTGCATTCCAAAGTACTATGTTTCCAAACATACCGTTGCGCTTACCAACTGTATTATTTAATTCAAGTAACCAATTGACCAAGAATCCTTCACTACTTGATTCAATTTGTGTAAACTCATCTTTAAACTTCATACCCTTTAGTGCTTCAGTAATATTTGGGTTCAAAGAAATGCTTGGACCGTATTGGGACAGAGCCTTGCTGCGGGCTTCAACATTAGATAGACGCATATCTCCACGATATGAAGAACCTAGAATATCTTCCATCATTGGTCTGCCATCAAAGCGTACAAAATCTCCAGCCCAGTCAGCAACTTTGCTACCAAAGCGAGTATTAAGGAATGATGGACGGAAGCGATTAGTAAGAACTGACTGAGTTACAGCCTCAGCCAATTTTTCTGGGTCATTTGACAAAGCGATAAGTTCTTCTTTCGTCTTTGTCTTCTTAAGAATTTTATATAATGAATTATATAGGATGCCAAGATTTGTTGTTTCTACTTCTTTAAGGTATCCCTTTGATTTTGCAATTCTATTTTTGACACCAGGAGCCTGGTTAAGTCTGATAGCACGGGACATTTCTCTTCCCTTAAGCCACAGACCAAATCCTTCTGCACCGTTAACAAGGATATGTGTTCCAGTCTCCTCAACAGATGTACGAATTCCTAGACGTGGGTATAGGTTTCCAAATGACCAAACATCTGTAATAGCCTGTGCTGCCTCATTGTTAGAAATACCACCTGCTACTTTATTGGCAACTCCAGAACGTGCTGCAGCCTCACGCCATTCGTTAAAGTTTGGAAGAAGACGAGCACTTTCAAGTTGATACATACGAATCGCTCTTTGAGCGCCATCAATTTCCGCAGCATTAAATTTAATAACATCTGAAGGAATCTCACCTTCAGTAATTGCACCCTTAACACTAGCACGGGCTTTATTTAGTTTATTCCACTGAGCACCAATAATGTTTAATTGCGTATCAATTGTTTCAAGTTTGTCGGTTACATCTACGCCAGTTTTAGCCTGAAGTTTAAGTTCCTTCTTTGCTGCTGCGAGTGCTTTGCGTTCGGCAGTTAGTCTGCTCATTTCGGCAACAATAGAGGCATTGACTCGTCCAGCCTTGCCTTCTGCAGTTACGGCTCTTCCTGTATCTTGAACCGTTTTACGAATACCAGACGGTGAGGAAATGTTTGCGCCAGATGCCAGTCTTGCTGATTTATTAATATCTCCAAGATTGACAGTGCTCTGACTTACAGAATAAAGTTCTGTTGATAGTTCATCAATTCCCGCTAGAAGTCTACGACCCACTGCTGAGTACTCAAGACCCATACCGCGACCAATGGTCTTTAGTAAAGCCTTAAGAACAATAAGTCTTTCGCCTTCGTCAGCACTAATCCAGTATGTTCTAAACCTAGATGCTGATGTTTTATCCATTCCACCAGCACGTGCCATTGCGAAAATTTTATCTGCACTGGAGCCATCAGAAACAGAAATAAGTCGTTCTTGCTTAGGAGCAATCTCAAATGAACGTACAAACCTATCAATCCGAGCGGCAACAGATTTGTCTCGTTGAGTGTACAAAGCAATCTGTTTTCCATCTGGACCAATTGCGAAAGTTTCAGTCACTCCTACTTTTTCAGCCCAAAAGATTGGGTTTTCAGATACAACTTTTGCAAGGTCTTCCGCTTCTGCTGGAATGTCAAGTGCTCTGTAATTAAGAGTTCCAAGCATCTTATTTGCAACGTTTTTAAAAGCGTTAGTTGCTGAGTCAACAACTGTATATCGTGGCAATAGAGGAACTTTTGCAATCATTGAGGAACCATTAAGCAAGGCTGTTATGTCAATCTGACCTTGAAAAAAGTTAACTGTTGATTTAGCATCTTTGACGCCAAACTTTGCCATATCATCAATAAGGTCTGGGTTTAGTTCACGGAAGCGATTGCGTAACATTGTGTATGCCAAAGCAGACTCTTCTGGTTTACCAGACTTGTATGTTTTAATAAGTTTTCCTGCTTCATCAAAATACTTTTGCACTTTAGGAAGTTTCTCAACTGCCTGAGCAAATGACTCAGATGTTGCTCCATTTTTTAGAATAGAATACTTTCCAATTAAAGCAGCCTGGCGGGCTTTACCAGCAACAATTAATGGGTCAAGTCCAAATGTTACGCCGAAGTCAATTGGCGCACTGAGTGCTGTAAAAAATGCTCTTTCAGGACCATCACCAAGTATTGCTTTTTCAGCCTTGTATGGGAATAAAGAAACTACGCTTCTTGCAAACTCACGTCCTGGAGATATTTTAGCCTTTTCATAACGAGAAACAGCAGAAGCAATTTGCTTTTCTGTCTCTTCATCTCCGCCAGTCCATAGCGCAACCAAAGATGTTATGCCAGGGTCATTTTTATAATTATCAAATTCGCCAACAAGGTCTTTGCCAGAAGAAAGTGTTCTAGCAAGATATGCGATACTTGGGTCTATTTCAGATTCAATTGCAGCAACAGCCTCTGGCTGAAATACTGCTTCCGAATCTGAAGCCTCTGCCCAATATTTTTTCCATCCACCACCTTGATAATTAGTTGTGATGTCCTGACCGCCTGGAAGGAGTTCTTGGATTCCCTGACCCCAAACACGACCAACATTTTTCCAGTCTTCAAGTAAATTGTTATTTGTTTGTTGCTCATAAAGAACTTGAGCCTGTAATGGCTGTTTAATTAATTTCTTAGCAGGACGCATTAAGTCGCTAAGGAATCCACCAACTGGATTAGTTTCACTTGTTGCTGCTGATAGTCCATATTTTCCAATTTCAACACCAGCACGAAGAACTGGGTTAGGAGAAAAGACCTGCTTAAGAATATCAGCAGTTGAACTTCCACCATAATGAACTGAGGACTTTGCAATATTTACAATTCCACGAAGCGTATTGCCAAAAAATCCCTTGTCCTCTTGTGAATATTTTGGGCTATACAACTCTGAAAGAGTTTTCTGTGTATCTTTGCTGTAAGACTGATATTTTGCATACGCCTCATTTTGTGGCATTGCAATAAGATTATTATGAATTTTAGAAATTTGAACAAGCGCAGCAAGACGATTAATGTCTTCTTGCGATGCGTTAGCCTGTAGTGCTGCTGCGGCTAAACCAGGTGAGTCGGACGCTAATTTTTTTATCAATATTAGAGTCCTCTTGAAATGGCAAAGTCATAAATAGCCTGTACGTCTCCAGTTGAATCAAATTGAAGCATACTTGCCAATGTCTCAGACAGTGGACGTTCACGTGGAAGATTAAGTGCTTCGCTTCCAGGACCTGCACCAAAATCCATACCAGCAGTTATTGGTTCATTTGGGCGTTCAGTTGGCGCAGATAATGGTGTTATCTGTGGCAATGACGGCATAGCGGTAAGTGGAGAAGATGATGTCGTAGGTGTTGGACCAGCCATTGGAGCAGATTGTTGCTGTTGCATCATCTCTTGTCCTTGACCATATGGCATACCTGAGATATAGCGTGGTGCCTGTGTCCCAGACTGTCCTGCTCCGCCTGTACCAGAAATATTAGCGGGATTATTTTGTGCTGCTGTTGGGCGATTGCCCCCACGATTTTCTTGTGGTGCAGTTGTCATCATTCCTCCTACTTAATATGTTTTAATTGTGTTTTTGATAGATAAGGTCCCGCTGTAAATGCTGTTAACTTACTTGCAATTTCCATTGCTTCGTAAGCATCTGCTCCTGCGTGTAGTGCACCTAGTGCATACGCTGCGCCAGAACCTGCTGCATAGACATTAGTGCCAGATTTAGATACTGAGCACTCTTGGTCTACATCAAATATTTCTCCGCCTACAGCAATAATAAACTGAAAGCGCATTTCTTTATTATCTTCATCAAAGTTATAACCATTCTCTGATAAGCATTTACGTAGAGAAGGCATAGCCTTGGCAATCATAAAGTGATACAAGTCTTTGCAATCAGCCCTAGTTGGAACTGGTGGTTCCCATATATGTTGTGCTACATCGCAAGGCAGAACTTCTCCTGACCCTGCAACTAAAAATTGTCCCCGTTCAGCAATCTTCTTAACATCAGGGTGCGAATAAATTCGCCCACTGTCATCAGTAGTTTGACTATCTGCAACAATTACTGCGCTGTCTTTATATTCCAAACCGATAATTGTTGTCATTGTCCCCTACTTAATTAACCTCGTGTAACTACTCTTGCATTTCCTTTACCTGATGCTGTAAGACTTGTCAGGATTGATTGAATATCTGGTGCTGCTTGAGGTTCTGCCATTACTACTTCTTCTGGAAGAGCGCCTCCTGCTGGAACGCCAGTGGGAGCAGGGGACGGTTGCTCAACCATATTCGGTGCCCCAGCAGGAGGAACTGGTTGCTGCGGAGTGAATGTGGCTTCAATCGCGTCTTCTAGTGCTTGACCCTTTTGACGAGCCTTGATAACCGCAGCAATCTTATTTACCATATCTGATGGGTCTTGTCCCTGAGTTGCCATCGCAGGAATTGCTTGAGCCATAGCAGTAATGCCCCCAAGGAGCGCAGTACGCATATTCTCAATTTCAATCTTTTCAAGTTCTTGTGTGACGTTAACTGTGAATGGAAGTTCACGCATTGCCATATCCTTAGAGATAAGACCGCCACCTAGAGCCTGAAGCATAAAGATAAGTCCCTGTGCTGGGTTTAGACCAGCCAACATTCCATAACGAACATCTGCAGAGTAATCACTCTTGATGTCCTTTGATGGCTTGTATGTAATTTCATAAGGTGAGCCAGAGTCAACTCCGCGAATTGTCTTCTCTTCTGGGAAAATCATTTCATCTACTTCAAAGCAGATTGTGATTACATCACGAAGAGATGCTGCAAAGATTGCTTGTGCTGATTTAACTTGTGTATCAAAGGCTCCCATAAGAGCCTGTACGCCTTGACCAGTAACAACGGAAGCATCAATGTTTCCTGTACGGCTTTCAGGGTAACGTGTTCCTACACGAAGTTCTTGATTAAGTTGTGACTGTTCGGCAAATGCGCCTTGTGGAATTGAAAGTTCTACACGGCGTACACCTGCTGGATTGGATGTACGGATAACCGCATCTCCACCCAACTGTAGTTCTTGTACATCTTGTGGAAGTACAATAGGAGCCTGTACAGATTTCTCTGCAGCCTCCATAGCAAGCAAAGCAAAACGATTGCGAAGCAATTGAATGCCAAGTACATCGTCAAATTGTCCACGTAGTTCACCATCAATAGATGGCTTACGTGCAACAACAACCATCATTTTACCAAGAGGATTGTTAGCACGTGAAAGAACTAAGTCGCCCTTTGATGGAATGTAGATAACTGACTGGTCTTTGTCGTAATAGCGAATCATCTCAACCTGGTGATTGAGGTCTTGCTTGTAGCCGTAGCCGCCTAGCAATTCTCTTTCATACTCAGGAAATTGTGAGACAAGTTCGCCTAGTGTCAGTGTGTATC